GAATCAGAATTAGGTTCTGTGAAATCTTGTATTTCTCATAAGATTTCTCCTGAAGTCCTTGCCGACAAAGCTGCAGAAGTCTCTGCTCCTGAACCAGCTTATGCAAACCTTATGATGAGTACGGACATTGAACAAATGGTCCCTCAAAAGTTTGAGGGTTTTGTGCCTTGGGGTCACTTCAAGGATATTAAATCCATTATCAAATCTAAAATCTTTTACCCAATGTTTGTAACTGGTTTATCTGGTAATGGTAAGACACTGAATGTTTCTCAGGCTTGTGCCGAGTTGAATCGGGAGTGTGTACGTGTCAACGTGACTATCGAAACCGATGAGGATGACCTCATTGGTGGATTTCGTCTGGTTGATGGTGAAACCAAATTCAATCTTGGTCCAGTAGCAATTGCTATGGAGCGTGGTGCAGTTCTTCTCCTTGATGAGATTGACCTTGCATCTAACAAAATCATGTGTCTCCAGCCGGTTCTTGAAGGTAATGGTATTTACATCAAGAAAATCAACCGATACATCAAACCAGCGCCTGGGTTTACAGTCATTGCGACTGCAAACACAAAAGGTAAAGGTTCGGATGATGGCCGGTTCATTGGGACTAACATCCTGAACGAAGCCTTCCTTGAAAGGTTTCCTGTAACAATGGAACAACCCTACCCTACCACTGCAACTGAGAAAAAGATTGTTCTTGGTTCAATGGAAAAGTATGGAAAAGTCGATGAAGAATATGCCGACAGACTTGTTACCTGGGCAGAAGTGATTCGTAAATCATTCTATGATGGTGCTGTCGATGAGTTGATTTCCACACGCCGGTTAGACCATATTGTTAAAGCGTTCGCCATCTTTGGTGACAGAATGAAAGCGATTGAACTTTGTGTCAATCGTTTCGATGAGGATACCAAAGCCTCTTTCATGGACCTGTACTCTAAGGTCGATGAGGATGTCAAGGTTCCCACTGAATCGGAAGAGGTTTCAGAACAAGAAGAATCTGAAATACCTTTCTAATCGTATAAATAGTAATAGGAGTCTGGAATGGTTTCAGACTCCTATATTTGTATCGCCGTAAGGGATACGCTTTTATTAATCTTGCTTTATAGGAGATAACTATGGTAATGCAAGCTCAATTTGATCCTTTCAGGATCGCAAAGTTCGGAGTTGGTTTTGACTCTGTAATTGACAGACTTCAATCTGACTTCTTTACTGATTCCTTTCAAGGGACTCAGAATTTTCCCCCATACAATATAATTAAACGTGATGGTACAAGTTACGACATTGAAATGGCTGTTGCTGGATTCGCAGAAGAGGATCTGGATATAGAATATGCCGACAATGTTCTTACAGTATCATCTAAAGATAGTGAACCTTTCAAAGACAGTACTGAACCTGAATATGTACACAAGGGAATTGCTGTTCGCAAATTCACCAAAAAGTTTTCTCTGGCCGATGATGTCGTTGTGAATGATGCATCCATGAAAAATGGAATGTTGACAATCTCAATGGAAAAAGTTGTTCCAGAGGGCAAAAAGAAACGCTCAATCAAGATTGTTTCTGAGTAAAATTTGGGGGCATTTGCCCCCTTTTTGACTTGACATTTCAATTTTATTATGATACAGTTATATTATGTACAAATTCAATGAGGGTGAAATCCTTAGACAAGTCCAGAAGTATATTGATGGTACTTATGACCAACATTATGCAGCTGGCAAAATCCAATCTACAGAATTTATCATAGACGCTGGGCATGGTGAAGGGTTTGCCCTAGGTAATATTATTAAGTATGCCCAGCGTTATGGTAAGAAGAGTGGATATAATAAAAACGACTTGATGAAAGTCATTCATTATGCAGTAATTGCTTTATCAATCCATGAAAGGAACCATGAAAATGAATAAACAGACATTGAATTTACTGAAGAACTTCAGTGATATTAATATGTCCATTGAAATCAAAGCCGGAAACACTCTTAGAACTGTATCAGTTCAAAAGAATATTCTTGCAGAAGCTAAGGTTGACGAGACCTTTGCATCTGACTTTGCAATCTATGAAGTCAATAGGTTTCTGAGTGCCGTTTCTTTGTTTGAAAATCCAGACTTTGTGTTTGGAGAAAAATCAGTCAGAATCGGGGATGACAAAAGACATTTGAATTATGTCTATTGTGACCCTTCAATGATTGTCACACCGCCGGAAAAAAATATCACTGTTCCAGACCCAGAGGTAAAATTTAGGTTGTCTCAGGATAACCTTTCTCAGATTCTTAAGGCAGGAAATGTCTTGGGAACTCCTGAGATTTCTGTAGAGTCTGATGGACAACAAATGGTTATGAGAGCTCTGGATGTCAATAATGACTCTTCAGATACTTTCAAAATTGTTTTGAATGAAACGTCTGACAAAAGGTTTCGATTCGTTTTCAAAATTGAGAACTTCAAAATGATTCTAAATGATTATGATGTAGAAATCTCATCAAAAGGAATCTCTCGTTTTTCCCATCAAGATAAGCTTCAATATTGGGTAGCAACTGAAGCCTCATCTCACTATGGCTGATGTAAGTAGTCATAAGAATGTTGAAAACGTAATTCGGTATTTCTTATTATTTCTTCCCCCTAAAGGTAGAAAGAACATTCTTGACATTGGTTCAGGAACCTCTTGTCCATATCGAGGTGTTCTTTCTACTCGTTGTTACGATTATCGAGCACTTGATGTCAGAGGTGCCTTTCCCAAAGTAGATTTTGTCATGGACCTAACAGAAGGAACTCCATTTGAAGATAATCAGTGGGAGTGGGGCTGGTGCAGTGAGGTTGTTGAACATATCGAACCAGATAAGAAAAAGATATTCGTTGATGAAGCCTTGAGAATATGTGAGAATATCGTATTTACATTTCCAACTCCAAAACTTGCAGAAGTGTTTTATGATGACCCTGGCCATACAGAAGTCAAAATTGATTTTGAACAAGAGTATTCTTCTACTCACAAAATCATAGATAAGTCTACTCAGAATGGTCGAGCGATTCTTATTATGAATAAACTGTTTGATGGTAAACCTCTGGTGAGACCAGATTTTGTCGGTGCAACTATTCAGGATTTTTTATTATGAATAAAGATATATTATGGGTAGAGAAACATCGTCCCTCTACGATTGATGATTTGATTTTACCTGAGAGTATCAAGAATACTTTCAGAGACATTATTGGTGAGGGTAAGATACCAAATCTTATTCTCAGTGGAAGTCCAGGCACAGGAAAGACTTCTGCAGCTATAGTATTGTGTAAGTCACTCAACTGTGATTATATAATTGTAAACGGCTCGAATGAAGGTCGGTTGATTGATACTCTTCGTAATAAACTTACGCAATACTGTAGCTCCGTTTCAATGTCAGGTGGTAGAAAAGTTGTCATCATGGATGAAGCTGACTACATGACGCCAGATACTGTTCAACCAGCGATGAGAGGTTTCATAGAACAGTATTCCAGTAATTGTTCCTTTATCTTCACTTGTAACTACAAATCCAGAATAATCGAACCGATACATTCTCGTTGTGCGGTTGTGGATTACATTATCACTAATCCAAAAAAGCAAGCAGACTTGTTTATGCAGAGGTGTTTCGATATTCTCAAACAAGAGAATGTTGAGTATGATATTCCTGTAGTTGCAGAACTTATCATGAAACACTTTCCAGATTTTCGCAGAGTTCTGAATGAACTCCAGAGATATTCTGTTTCTGGAAAGATTGATGCTGGTATCCTGCTAAATATCAGTGACGCTAGCTTGAATGCCTTGATGGACGCTTTGAAAAACAAGAACTTCAAAGAAGTCAGGTCATGGGTTGTGAATAATCTTGACAATGACCCTCAAAAGGTGTATCGTATGATATACGATAAAATTTATGAGAAAGCAAATCCTAATTCTATTCCTGCAATCATATTGAATATCGCAGAGTATCAGTACAAATCTGCATTTGTTGCTGACCAAGAAATCAATCTAATGGCTTGTTTAGTGGAGATAATGTCTAATGCAAAATTTAAGTGACCATGAACTCTATGGGAAACGCATACTTCATGTATGTTCTCCTGTAAGATGGAAAGGTAAGACATTTGAGTTTCACAAGGATTCCAACTGGAAAGTCTTGTGGGACACTGTTTTGATGTTACCAATGTGTCATCATTATATTCTGATTCCAGAGAATAATTCTATGGATGATGGACATGAGGCATACAAAATGGATAATGTAACACTGATTCCATTCACATATCCCCAATCTGTTTTGAGTAATCGTAGTGAGTTTGATGCTCAGAGACTAAAAAGAATCTTCTCTGGAAGAGAGAAAGTTTTCTACAGACCTAGTGAATATATCTACTTAGAAACATCTTCAGTTGATATTGATTTTGTTTTC